AACAAATCGTGGCAAAACAATTGCGAGAATGTAAGAGAAAAAAGAGCCTCGTCCCTGAGGTTCTGGCACAGTCTCTCCTCTGGACTTTAAACGTAGCAAATTCTCACAGCCTCGCATCCGCGGGGCTTTTTTATACCTGAATTTCACCGCGCATCTCACGCGCATTTCAACGAGAGCCTTTCAGAAAGCGAGCCTGAGAAAAGCCGTTATAGGTGGCGACCTCTCTCGGGCGGCGTTTCTGTGAGACAGGCTCACTTTCTAAAAGGTAATCGCAATGACATATCCAACCGTGATCGTAAACGGCGTCTCTGTCCGTGTGGACAGTGAAGGCCGGTATAACCTTAATGATCTTCACGCGGCAGCCGTAGCAGAAGGGAAGGCCACTGAATCACAAAGGCCTGGTGAGTTTCTTAAATCGCAGCAAATAAAGAGATTTATCAAAGCTTTAACCGATGCGAAAAAAATCGCATCGGTTAAGACCATCAAAGGTGGCCTATCGCAAGGGTCATGGGGGCTGGAATTGGTCGCCATACGTTATGCCGCCTGGCTAAGTCCGATGTTCGAAATTCAAGTGTATGAAACATTTCAGGCGCTCATTCGCAAAGGCTTCGACGCTATGTCGCGGCTCAATAAGTTGGACCACGTCATCAACACTGAAACTAAAGAAGTGAGCCAGTGCGCAAGCAAAATGGCGAAGTGGGGTGTTGGTGGGAGAAAGCAATTGCTTCATGTTGCTCGGGAAAGAATGCTTAATGAAGTGCAGATGTATCTGCCGGGGATTGAATAATGGGAAATATTAAGCCTCATGAGTTATTCGCCTGGCGCGTTGCTGAAGCTTACGTCCTGCACCTCATGGCAACAAATCGACGCCCAGTTTACCGGTACGAATCTGGCGATATAGAGGTAGACCGTTACTTCCTTATGCCATTGCTTGATGGGTATCTGGGAGAAAGGCACGATGAAGATTGGCGAGGTCGCTTTTATGTCCGGCTTTTGGACAATGATATCAGCCCAGATCCGAGGGCTGTTTTCTGCGGCGGCAAAGTTCCTAAGCTAAGACGACTCGGTGTGCGTTATATGAACGCACTGGTCCATGAGTTTGGTGACATGCTGGTAGACATTGGAGGCAGGGATTCAGACGGAAGAATGACAATGCCGCCGGAGGAATATTATGACCAAATCTGAATACAACCGCATCGATCATCTGAACGACACCGTTATTGAGTGCTTCCAGCCTCTGGACTGCGGAAAGATTGCTGACGGAAAAGAGCTTCTGATGCAGGTGAAGCTAATAACGGGAAGCCTGAAGCGTTCAGGTGAAAAGCGGCATGGCGAGACATATAAAGAATAGAAATCATCACCGAGAGTCACTTTCACAACGGCTTTCCATTCCAAAGCTCATCTGCGGGTGGGCTTGATAATGGATATCCCCAGTAGAGGATAATCAACCAAATGTCCCTTCAAGCGGATAAAGAGGCTCTCAATGTCCGATATCTACATCATCAAACTGACTACGAACGACGGTGGCGAGTACACGGGTAAGATGTCACGGCGTCAGCCTGAACTGGTTAACGGCTTTGTGCCGCTGGCGACCGAGACGGGCCAGTGGCTGTATTTTGCTCCTGCAGATGTAAAACGCGTGGAGTTCACGCCGGTACCGGCAGAGCAGACCGAACAGCCAGAAGAACAAACAACGGAGTAACGAATGAGCAAACCGGACTGGGAGGCCATCGAGACGGCGTACCGGGCCGGAGTGATGTCCCTCCGAGAAATAGCATCACAACACGGCATCAGCGAAGGCGCTATCCGTAAGCGCGCCAAGCGTGACGACTGGTCGCGTGACCTCAATGCGAAGGTGAAAGAACGCGCTGACGATCTGGTACGCAAAGCTGAGGTACGCAAGCAGGTACGCAGTGAAGTCACTTTTAACGAACGCGTACTCATCGAGGCGACAGCTGAGGTAATCGCCAACGTCCGCATGGAGCATCGCGGCGACATTAAGCGCGCCCGGCAGATAACCAATGCTCTGTTTGATGAGTTGGGCGCAGAGTGCGCAGACGTGTCCGCACTGGAGAGGCTCGGAGAGTTGATGTTCGACCCTGACGACAAGGGCCAGGACAAGCTCAATGAGATTTACCACAAGGTCATCAGCATGCCGGAGCGCGTTAAGGCGGTTAAGGCACTGAGCGATGCGCTGAAGAATCTGATCGGGCTTGAGCGTCAGGCCTACGATATCGACGGACCGGAAGGCGACAACTCTGTTAAGCAACTGTCTGACTTGATGGATTCTCTGTCTCAGGGGGCATAATGAAACCTGAGCACATCAAGCTGCTGGCCGATAAAGACTGGCGGCTGAATAACCTTTACTGGATCACCGACAAAGAGGGAAAGCCGACGCGGTTCAGAATGACGCCTGAGCAGCGGGAATACTTCGAGGGGATCCACACCCGTAACATCATCCTGAAAGCACGTCAGCTCGGTTTCACAACTGAGGTATGCATCATCCAGCTCGACGCTGCCCTGTTCGAGTCAGCTAAGTGCGCGCTGATTGCCCACACGCTGAATGACGCAAAGCGCCTGTTCCGCGAAAAGGTGAAGTACGCATACGACAAGTTGCCTCCAGAGATAAAGGCGGCCAACCCGGCCAGTAACGACTCTTCCGGAGAGCTCGTCTTCAAGAAGGGCGGCTCACTATACGTCAGCACGTCGTTTCGTGGCGGTACGCTGCGTTACCTGCACGTTTCAGAGTTCGGGAAGATATGCGCCAAGTATCCGGATAAAGCCCGTGAAATCGTCACTGGTGCGTTTGAGGCTGTATCGACTGGATGCTTCGCTACTATCGAGAGCACAGCCGAGGGCCGGGCGGGTTACTTCTTCGATTACTGCCAGACGGCAGAGAAAGCGTTGCTCCAGGGTAAGCCACTTTCAGCGCTGGACTGGAAGTTTTTCTTCTTCTCCTGGTGGAAGAACCCACAGTACGCAATCGACCCGGTGGAATCGCTGCCGGTGCGCCTGCTTGAGTACTTCGCTGAAATGGAGGCGAAACACGGCGTAGTCGTCAACGAGCGCCAGAAGGCATGGTACTACGCCAAAGAGAAAACGCTCGGCGATGACATGAAGCGCGAATACCCGACCATTCCGGCCGAGGCGTTCCAGCAGTCGGTCGAGGGCGCGTACTACGCCAAGCAGTTCCGCTGGCTCTACACCAACAAGCGGATCGGCCAAATCCCGGATAACTCACATCTTCCGGTGCACACGTTCTGGGATATCGGTGTGGGTGACTCCACGGCGATATGGTTCGTTCGTGAGGTCGGCGAAGAGTTCCACATCATCGACTACTACGAAAACTCCGGTGAAGGCCTGAGGCACTACATGAAGGTGCTGAAAGACCGCGGCTATGAGTACGGTGAGCACTGGGGGCCGCACGACATTGAGAATCGCGAATTCGGCGCTGATGCCAAATCGCGCAAAGAGCTCGCGCAGGAAGGCTATGAAATCGACGGCCAGGTGTACTCGATGACGTTCAATGTTGTTCCGAAAACGGGTGTCGATACCGGCATTGAGTCGGTGCGTGAAATTCTCCCATCCTGCGTCTTCGATGAGGAGAGATGTGCCGAGGGCATATCTCACCTCGAAGGCTACCGCAAGGAGTGGGACGACAAGCGCGGGTGCTGGAAAGACAAACCGCTTCATGACTTTACATCACACGGTGCTGACGGCTTCCGTTACTTTGCAGTAGCGAAGAACAACCACAAGCAGGTCGGCGCAGTATTCTTCTAAGGAGCTCATCAGTGAGTGAACAACAAGGCGAGGTTTCATTCCTCGTTAATGCCCTTGCTGATGCTATCGGGCGGCAGCGCATGCTGTACGCAGGCCAGCCGGGAAACACCAAGCGCACGAAGTTGTGGGATGAGTTCGGCTATCCAAACAGTCTCGAGTTCGACCGCTACTACCGGGCATACGAGCGCAACGCGGTGGCGTTTGCCGCAGTCCATAAGCTTCTTGATTCGTGCTGGGTTGATAACCCGACGATCATCGACGGTGACGGCGGCAAGGAGTCAACCGAGACAACGGACTGGGAGAAGTCAGCTACTAAGTTGCTGAAGAAACACTGGCCGAAAATTAAGGATGCGGATCGCCGCAATCTCGTTGGCCGGTACTCGGCATTACTCATTCAGTTCCGGGACGGAAGAGAGTGGAGTGAGCCGGTAGACAGGTCAGTTGTGGCGCGACTGAAAGACAAGGCCATTGTTAAGCTGATCCCCGCGTGGGAATCGCAGATCAAGCCAGGCAACTTCGATACTGACACGCTTTCAGAAACGTACGGCCAGCCAGTTTCGTACAACTTCAACGAGCAGCCCGTTGGTGATGATGGCACGTACGGCCCGGTGCGCGGCGTTACCGTACACCCTGAGAGAATCGTCATCCTCTGCGAAGGCTCTGAAGACGAAAATATGCTCTCTGGCGTGCCTTTCCTGCGCGCGGGCTACAACAAACTGCTCGACCTTGAAAAGGTATCTGGCGGTAGTGCCGAGGGGTTCCTGAAGAACGCAAGTCGCCAGCTCGGGATCGCGTTCGACAAAGAAACCAACATTGCAAACCTGACAAAGGCAGCCACAGACGCTGGCTACAAAGACCTGGGCGAGGCGCTTAACGACAAAGTCGCCAAGATGAACCGTGGCACCGATGCTGCCCTGGTAATGCAGGCCGGTACGCCGTCGGTGCTCTCCGTTGCGGCTGCAGACCCATCCCCGACTTGGACAGTGGCCGCCAACGAGTTTGCATCTTCGATTCAATGCCCGTTCACCATACTGTTTGTGCTCATGGGTAGCGTTTACCATAAAAATTCACAATAAGTAAATTATGCCCCACGGTGGGGTTGACATCAATGACGCACGGTGTGACACT